ACAGGACGCTTTATGTTTTTACCTTGTGCCCTTAGAGATCGTCTTCCCTTTTCATTAAGACCTCCCTCTGGGTTCTGCCCTTCTTTTCTTTGCCATGTATCTGCCATTTTACGTCCTTACAAAAGTTGGTTTCTTGCCACCCCCTGCTGGGTTTGATGCCTTTTTCCTGTTTGATGCTGATTTTTTTTCTGATGCTGTCATTGACGCCGCTTTGCTGGCTGGAACGCATTTAGGATACCCCCTTTTCTCGCCCATTTTACGACCGCATGGTGGATGCTTCCCATCTTTCTTTGTGGAAATATCTACCCAATTCTCACCAAACCACTTCTTAAGGCTCATGTATATTTACCGCCCATTCTTTTGTATTGCTGGACTAACTGACCAGACGCATATGCACTAGGCCACTTCTTTACTCTAGCCTTAACTATAGCTTTTGCTTTTGCATATAATTTAGGATTTGCTGGCTTGTTCACGACCTTTTTGTCCCATCTTTTGAAACTTCTTTTTTCCGTATTTCTTACGACCAATATAAGCCGCAAGTGCCTTTGGATCATCAACGCCTTTTCTGGCTAGTTCACTTTCTAGCTTTTTAAATCTGCCGCCAGCACCTAATTTCATGTCACCAGCCATAATAACCTCTAATCCTGTTGTTTTCTTCCTAGTTCAGTACGCTTCTTAATAATAGCCATTAGCCATCTAGCACCTTCAGCATGAGCTAGTGTTTCGATGCCCACCCCCGCAGGGTATACGTTATTCGTTGTGATCGACTCCAAGTACGATACAAAATCTCTTCCAATACCACTGCCGAAGAGAGCGTAGGCTTTACTATTAAGGTCTTTTTCAGTTTCTTTAGCGTAGATTTTACCATCTATAGATACCTCAGCATGTTGTTTCATTGCGGCATAACCTGTTGTTGTTGCATAAGCTGTTGCAACTGTTCTAAGTTGCCCTTGACTTGAGCCTGATCAGCTAACAAGTCTTCTTTAACACCAAATTTGCTTGCTAAATACTTAATGACATTCTCTTGATTGTACAACAATGGAGTAATCTCAGGGCCAAACGTCCCAGCAACTGTTTGCTGAAATCTCACAAAGTCAGATACATCTTGCTGATCTTGCGCTCTAAGCAATGGTGAAACAGGAACAATTCTTAACTCTTTGCCATCAACCTTAGGAATATCTAACAGCCCCTGCTTTGTGTAGATTGCGATAACTCGCTCTACTAATGGCTGTAAAAATTCTTTTTGCATACGACCAGCAACAGCACCCATGTCTCTTGCCACATCAGCAAGCCTCTCAGATACCTCTGTAGCTGACAATGGTGTTCTTGCATTAGCTCTGCTATCAAGCTCATCAATAAACAAGGCTTTTCTTACATTGCGCCGCATGTCATCAAGAACAAGCTGTGCAACATCAAAACGCCCTGCACTTTGCAGTGAGTCAATGCTTGACCCTGGGGATCTTGGAATAAATGTCCCAGGCTGTATTGTGATGTTATCTGGGTTAAATACACCATCATCATCATAAACAAATGAACCAGCAATAGCCATTTCAGCATTCTCAAGAATAAGCTGAACAGTCAGATTCAAAGTTTTAATGGCTGGCATAGCTTGAAGAACAGGCCCACGACCCCAAACTTCAAACCCTGATTTAGACCATCGTGTAGTAATCCAAGGGTTATCGCCCCTACCCTTTAGTGTCTTCTTAATAAGTATTTCTTTGTCTGTTTCAGATATAAGATAATATGTGTACTCATCCTTAAAGCGATCTTTTTCATCATACATAGTCGCTTCAACAATGCGTGTTTTCCTGTGCGGATCTTTCTTTTGAATCTCTAGCATCTTGTCGCTAAACTTAGCGTCAGGATATCTGTGCTTTACTTCAGTTAGCTCTGTGTCGTTATTCCATCTAAACCAAGAGTTAATGCCATCCATGTGCCCAGGGAGTAGCGCAACATTCGTGGGCGGCACTGCGGTAAAGTGTAGATCACCAACAAAACGGCCTTCTTCAACCAACATGTTTAGTGTGCCTACGCCTAGATCTTGCAGTCCCTCATGAAGCTCAGAGTTAAAGTTTGAGTTACGCAACCCCTCATGCAACATATCGGTTATGCGGTCTAACTCCACTTGAAGTGATTTGGTGATTTCTGACTTAGGAAAATCAGTCCCTGGCATAAGCTTAAACGCTCTGCCGTTTGGTGGAAAGAACCCTAACTGTAGTCTGGAAGCAAACTTAGGCAAACCAACAACAGCAGTTTCATCATAGATGTTCTCTGTACGTCTGTGAGCAGCACTTTCCTCAAAGAAACTTTCACGGTGAGGAAGAACATAATCATATATCTCTTCCCATATGTCTGTCCAAGAATGCCATCTTCCTTTGGCCTTCTTGTACTTACGCATTACACCTTCGTATTCTTGCTTATCCCCACCAGCAGTAGGGGCTTCTGGATTACCGTCACTCGTTCGCATTAAAAGTCCCCATCTTCTTGGTTGTGGCAAGGCTAGGAGGTTTTACAAACCCTGTGTATCCTTCTAGCTCTTCAGATTGCAAAGACTTAGCACCAAGCAAGTTTGCACGGCGCATTCTCTCAAGTTCATCTAAACGTCTCTTTTCAGCCGCTTTCTCAGCCGCAAGCTTTTCCTGTTCAGCTTTCTTTTGCGCTTCAAGCTCTGGGTCAACCCTAGGCTTACTACTACCAAACATGCCCATCTAAGTCTCCTTCTCCGCTATAAACATGCGCTTTCCACCTAATTTTAGCAATTCACAATAAAGTTGATAAGGCGTTAATATCCAAAACTTTCTTACGCCTACAAGGTGCTTAATAAAGCTGGTGCAATAATTCAATCTAGGCAACTGTATTGGGTTATCCTTTGATTCTATCTCTACGCAAGCTGTGCTTGTCATAAGTTCATAGAATAATTTATCAGATTCTTCGCCCATAAGCACTTCTATACGCATTCTTTGGCTAGCAAACTCAACTCTTATCCATGCTTCTAGCTCTGGTATGTATTTTGCGGCAAAAACATGACCATAATCAGGCTTAAATATAGTAAAAAGCCTCCATAGACCTATATTTGGGGATCTTTGGAAGCAAACTAACCAAGTATTTACCATTTTGACCCTCTAGCCAGACGACTATTGCGTTTCATACGCTGAAATGGACTACCAACTCTTTCAACGGTTGTGGGGGTTGGACGTCCCCCATTACCTACAATCACCCTGCGACCCTCACCGCCCCCTAAAAAGGCGTACTGAAGAGCATCATGTATGTGGCTAAACCTATTCTTAGACGCTTTTTCTTCAAAACGCTCATTACCCATATGATAAACGCGCTTATACTGATAGCCCCCTTCAAAACCAGCAATCAAAACTGTGCATGTGGGGCTTATAAGCAAACTAGGATATCCATCTGACAGCCTATTAACAACAGATTCTACGGCCTCGATCCTCAGACTGGCATCATTGGACGGTGCTGGCCTAGCGTCAATGCCATTTGCCCTCATAATCATAAAGGGGGTTTGCTCGCTTGTTTGCGCCATTTGATTGCCAGCAGGATCTCCAATAAAACGATAGGTAAATCTATCCCATCCATTGCGAGATATATCTCTCTTTAGGATTTCTGCGAATCTCCCTGCCCCCATGTCTTGTCCGATAAGTTCATGGAAGACCGTCCACCTTCCTGAGTGGATTTGTTGACAGAAGATTGCTGACGGCGTCCTGCCAAAGTCAATGCCAACGATAATGTCCTGACCGTCTTGCGGTTCGATGGGTGATGAAGCAACATGCGTGTCTCTCCTAAAGGTTGGATATACAGGCTTTCCATCCATAATAGCTTGGTATTCATTAAGAACATAAACTTTGACCCAACTAGGGGCTTTACCAAGAATAATCTTGTCGTAGTAATCAGACTTTAGATTCTTCCTATTCTCTGAATCCATGTTTGGCTTGTAACCAATAAACTTCCCTTGCTCATCCTTATTCTCAAACATCGCCCCAGGCTGTGAGAAAAACGTCCAATCATCGGGCTTAATCATCAAGAGCTTTTCGTCTTCTGGCATAAACTCAGGCACAGGCACTTCTCCTGCCATAATGCCCCACCAGTGTGTTTCATCAGGAGCGTTAGTGTCCATAATAACGCCAGACCAACTAGCACCACCATCTTTCATGCTTGGGAATCTTCCTACACGCATAGTACACGCATCAACAATACTCTTGGGTATTTCCCTTGCTTCGTTAATCCAAACGCCAGTTAGCTCAAGAGACAAGAGCTTCTTAACATCTTCTTGCTTATCAAGAGCTAAGAATATCACCTCTAGCTCAACGGCGGTCTTATCAGGCAATGATATGTTGACATTGTGAGTGTAGGGCGGCGACCACACAAACTTGCCCATTTCATCTGAGAACCAATCACGCCATGTCTTGATGGTAGTTGTCTTTAACTGAGGATTGGTGTTCCTAATGATAGCCCACCTCGATCTGCGGATGCCAGACTCATTAGGCTTCTGCTTAATAG